ACAGCACCTTTACAAGCAGTATATGATACAGCTAATGTAACTCAGATAACTTCAATAACTACTGCTGTTACAGTTAATGCACATAATGGAACAATAACAACTGTTTCCAGTACTTTAGCTGGTGCTGCTAATACATCTTTTACTGTAAATAATAGTAAAGTAACTACAGCATCTAAAATATTATTAACTGTAGATTCAATAACTACAGGAATGCCAATATTAGTTACTAATACTATAGCAAATGGAAGTTTTATAATTAAAATAATTAATGCTTCTGCTGCTACAGCATTAAATAGTACATTAAAAATTTCTTATCTTATACTTGATTAAAGTATAACTATTTATTTTAATAATTAAACTTTAACAACTATGTCAGTAGGAGATTTAAAAACAGATGGTTTAAAAGGAAATAACTTTCCTTGGCAATTAAAAATGCTAAAGGGTCAACAATGTGCTTGTGACCAACTTACTGCAATCAATGCTAATACTGATGATGTAGAATTTTTACTTTCTGCAATTCTTACTACACTTCAAGCAAATACAGAGTATGAAGCTAAGTTTGTAGTAGATACTTGTAATGGTGATACAGTATACTTAGAAGTAAGAGTATGGAATCCTGATACTTCTACTTGGGGTCCAATTACATACTATCTACCAGGAAGTGATACACCAGTTATTCCTCCAGGAGCAGCAACTCCAGGATGTTTAATATATACAGATCCTTCAGGTGTATTAGCACTTATATTAGGAGCTATTCAAGCGGGTAATCTTATCCTTACTGATATTGAAACTAATACAGGAGATACTGTAACAGAATTACAAAACTTATTTGCATTATATACAGCAGGTCAAAGTGCTTGTGCAGATTCACTTTCTGTAACACTTTGTACTGAACAAGGAATAAATTTAAATAATATTGATGGTAATACAACAAATATACTTTCTGATACAACATCTATAGCTATTAATACAGTAAATATAGATACCAATACAGCAGCAATAGATATTGCTACAACAGCTATAAGTGCTGATACAACAACTATAGTTTCACAATTAAATAGTCAAGTCAAAATTCCTGTAATAGAAAGAATAGGTGGAACAACATTTTCAATTACTGTTGTAATACAATCTATATCTATAGCATGTCCTACTTCTAGTAGTACTTATATAATTGTTAGTACTAATAATGTTGTAAATTTTGTAAGGGTATATCCTGGAGAAACTGTTTATTTTGATGCAGGAACATTAAATAATTATTTTGCTGCTAATTTATTTTACATTGATACTACTGCTGGAGGTGAAGCATTAATTACATATATTATATAACTTATAATGTCTACACGAATAGAAATAAAAGAAGAGTGTGCTCCATCAATTAATTTATTAATACAAAATTGTTGTGATCCATTAATACAAGAAATTATTTCTTTTGCTACTCCTGGATTACCTCCTATTGGATCATTTGTAGATGATGAAGGAAATTGTTGGTCATTATTAGGTACAACAACAGATCCTATTAATTCAATAAGAATTGTTAGTGATACATATGGAAGTTGTGTAATATGTTTAGCTAACAATCCATGTCCTATTAATTTAGTAGTAGATTCATGTTGTGCAAATTTTGAAACAATATTTAGTGGTTCTTTACCTGGTGTAGGAGTAGGAGATACTTTTTTAGATACTTTTGGATTTTGTTGGAATGTATCAGATACAACTCCGGCACCTATAAATGGTATAATTTCAGTTGCTTCAAGTTATCCAGCAGAAGATTGTACAACATGTTTAGGAGATAATATATGCCCTGATATTTATAGTATACGTTCTTGTTGTAAAAATATTTGTGATAATCTACTTAGTTTATATCTTTATACTACTTTAGAACAATTAGGAGGAGGTACTCCTGGAGAAACATTTGTAGATCAATTTGGATTTTGTTGGGGCATAGGTCTTGTACCAGAAATAAACTTTACATTGTTAACAGGTTCATTTATACAGTATGATTCTCCATATGTTGATTGTGAAGTTTGTCTTGATAATAATAATGCTTGTACCACTAATGTATCTTATACAATACAAAATTGTTTAACATTAGAAACTGAAGTAGTTCAATATCTTTTTGGTTTACCAGTTGATAATTCTTTTCTTATAAGTCTTACTACAGATTTTACTCCAAGATGTTATAAAATTATTAGTTGGGATAATACATCTTTACCAACAAAAATAATTGATGCTGTTGAAGATTGTTTTATAGATTGTAATAATTGTTTAAATAGATAAAATAAACAATATGAAATACTTAATTATATTATTTCTTTTATTATCATCTTGTTCTCTTGAAAAGAAACTTGCTAAGTATTGTCCTTTGTGTGTGCAAAAAAATAGTACAGTAACTTTAATACAGCTTAAGGACACCACTATAACAATCCCAGGTGAAACAATAACACTAATGGACACACTTTATTGTGACTCATTAGGTAATGTTATATCTAGACTAAATGGAGACCTTAGAGACAAGGATGGTAAGCTAATAAGCCTACAAACAAAACTACAAAATAACATATATACATCTAAAGCTAAAGTTCAAACAATATATAGAACTATTAAAGGCAATGATGTTTATCATACCAGAGTTGTTACCAAAACTTTAAAACCAGAGAAGATTAAATACATTCCATGGTGGGTAAATTTCTTTGCTGTACTAGGAGTAATATTATTTCTTATACTACTTGTATACTTTGGATATAAGTTGATTAAACTTTATTTATTATGAAAACACAGTTAACATTATTACTAATATCAATACAACAAGAACTTTTGACTTTAATATCTATTTGCCTTGCATTCTTTTTACCAATCTCAGGGATACTCTTAATGATAGGAGTATTAATAGCTATTGATACTTTTACAGGAATATGGAAAGCTAATAGGTTAAAAGAAAAAATAAGTAGTAGAAAGTTATCTGCTATAATAAGTAAGTTAGCACTTTATGAAATAACTGTTATAATGTTTTTTCTTATTGACAAATTTATTCTTAATGATATTATACTAACATTTTTTAGTGTACCATTCATGCTTACTAAGATAGTGGCATTAGTCCTAGCTAGTATAGAGGTGATGAGTATTAATGAGAACTATAAAGTAGTAAAAGGTATAGACTTATGGCAATCAATGAAACTATTATTTGCTAGAGCTAAAGATATCAAAGATGATATAAATAAAATTAAATGACATATAATAGAGAACAAATAGAAAAAGCAGTAAAAGCTAAAGGATACACTTATTTTACAGGTCCTGGAAACTATGATGTTAATATAGTAGGAGTAAGAAACTCTGATACCGGTCAAACAGTAACTAATTTATTTGATGATAAGATGACTTTATCTTATAAGTTAGATGGAGTATGGAAATATCATGAGTGGGACAATACAACTGAACCAGGTAAAAAAGGAGTTACACAATATCACAATGCAAATGGAGTAGCTAGATTAGTTCCAGGACAGTATAGAGGAGTATATGCTATAGCTAAACACCAAGGAAAATATGATGCACTATGTCAAAGACTAGGTAATGTAACTGTATGGAGAGATAAAAATAAAAATATGACATTTGATGAGGTTGAAAAAGATACTGGAATGTTTGGTATAAATATACACAAAGCAGGTTCAGTGTCTACATTTGTAGAAAATTGGTCAGAAGGATGTCAAGTATTTAAAAGATCAAAAGATTTTGATGAGTTCATGAAAATAATAAATAAAGCTAAAGATTTTTATGGCAATCATTTTACATATACTTTACTAGAGAGTAAAGATATTAATTAATTAAACAAACAATTATGAAATTTAGAAACAGCTGGAAATCAGCAACAAAACAATGGGATAAGATATCTATAAGATTTAGATTATCTTCAGTAGATGTATTTACTTTAGAAATAGATATTTCTAGAGAATTTTACATGTTGACAATATTAAATTGGACAATTAAAAATAGATAAAAGTAAAGTTCTTATTTAAGCTATAATAATCCAGGTAATTTAATTTATCTGGATTTTTTTTTGTTTAAATATTTTTTATTTAAACTTTTATAGTATATTTGTTTAAACTTTAAAAATATAAACAATGGAAAATGTAAATCAACAAGAACAAGAATTAGATTTAACACCTGAACAGTTAACAGAACGTAAAGAACAAATGCTTTCTTTTTATACTGAATCTTTACCTTATTTAGAAGCTCAATTAAAATATGAAAGTTTACTAACTAGTATAGATGAAATAAGATTTAAAAGAACTAATATTCAAATGCAGTATGCTATGTTAGCATCAGAAATGCAAGAAGGACCAGAAGAAGAAACTACTGAACCTACTAAAAGAACATTAAAGAAAAAGTAATCATGGCTTTA